GAACGTGTTCCAGCAGCGCTGTTGCCATCCGTTCCTTGTTGACCCTCAATGAATAAAACGCCGCCGTTGCCAGGAACGATCCATTTCAAAGTCCAGCGGCCGAATGACCCACTCCAGCGAACCACCCAGTTCACCTTGTCGCTTGAGGTGGCGACACCTGCGCCAGAGAACGAAGGCGTCGTCGGCGCGCTGGCGATGTACACCCCCTGGTGATAGAGAATCCGGGACCATGACCGCGCGGGCATGGTGGCGATTTGAGTCCACGACACCATGTCCGGCGATGTCACCATCCTCGCGGTTGAGGTGTTGAGCAAGATCACGCCGTACCAATCAACCCCATCCCACAAGGGCCCCGAGTGCGACGTCAAACTCGGCAGAGAAAAGAAGCTCACGTCGGCAGGCCCGCCGACCACGCCTTGCTCGACCAACTCGACCTTGACCTGCGCACCGGCCAGACTGTTGGCGTAGCGCTCCAAAGCCAGGTCGTAGAACACGAGGTAGGCGAGCCCGCGCCAGGCCGGCGTATTGGCCACACCGAGCGTCGCCTGCATGCGCGCATCCGCCGCCTGGTTGTCGGTGCCGAGGTAGACCTGGAAACCGCTGGCCGCCGCGTTGCTCGCCGCGAGCGTATCGGGGTCCGAAGATCCCGCGTCGTAGATCAGATCCGGTCCGACCCAGATGCGGCGCACGCCGACGATCGGCCCCTGGCACAGGCCGACAGCAAAGGTCGCCGAGTAGGTGTAGGTGCGCGTGGTCGTCTTGCCTCCGCCGCCCTTGCCACCGGACTTCTTGCGGGTGACCGTTTCCTTCAGCCGGTTGTTCTCCAGCCAGAAAACGTTGCCGTTGACCGTCACCGTGCCGTAGACGCGCGGGATGACCGCACCGTAGGTGCTGGTCTGGACTGACAGGTCGTTGAGCCGCGGGCCATTGACGGTCGGCCCTTTGGGCGGATCGAGGTAGCCGCCGAGCGTCATTCCGATTTGCGCACCGTACAGCGCGCCGCTTGGGCTGCCGCCGGCGAGGAAGAAGCCGGCCACCGCCCCGACGAGTCCGCCAACCACCTGCCCGCCGCTGCTCATTCGATCCCCCGGAAGCGATAGACCTGCACGATGCGCGCCGCCCACAGTCTCGACAGCCGGTGCTCGCAGCACTGGCCTACCGATTCGTAGGCGTGGATGAGGGTGTCGCCGGCGGTAATCGCGAGATGCTGCGGGTCGCCCGCAAAGCGCATCAAGAGCAGATCACCGGGAAGCCGGTCGTCGACCATTGCGACGCGCTCCAGACATGGCTGGCTATCGAGCGAGTGCTCCAACTGGCCGCTGGCCGGCGTGCGCCCGTAACCGGAAACGTCGAGATGCCCGACGCCGATCTGGCGTGCGACGTGGATCGCCACTCCGGCACAGTCCAGACCAGAACCGAGCAGCCGCCCCTGGTGGCGAAACGGCGTGCCGAGGCACTGCCGCGCGGCAGCGAGAATGTCGTCGGCCGTCATCAGCCGCCCTGTCCGACCTGTGCATAGGTGCTGCCGGTGGGAATCCACGGAAAGCCGCCGAAGTTCGCCACGTTCGAGACAATGCCGGAGCCGTTCCAGCGGACCTGGCAATCGGCCAGGCGCTTGCGGCAGCCGCGCACCATGCTGTAGGCGTTGCCGGCCACCGGCAGGTAGTAGAACGGCTCGAAGGTGGTGATCACCCCACCCGCGAAACTCTTGATCTCCAGCCCCTTCAGCCCGGCATTCGGCTCACTGGTGAATTGGATCGTGCCCGCGCCGAAGGTGTCGTCTGCTTCCGTTCGCGCAGCCGAAGTGAACACCGACGCACTGGTCACGCTGGTCAAGGTACCGGTTACGGTGTTGGCTGCCAGCGATACGCCACAGCCGGCGTATTCGGTCCCACAGAACAGCTTCGGGCACTGCGCGCCATAGGTCTGCCCGACGCTCTGATTGAGCGCGTCGATCAACGACACGCCGCCGATCTGGAAGCGGTGATCGAGCAGGGTCGCCTTGCCGAAGATGCCAGCGACGACGGGTTCCTGGTCCTCGACCGGCGCTGCCCAGGAGGTTGCGAAGACGTAGCAGCGCGCGCCGTCGAACAGGCCGCTGCCGACGGCCGCGCGCGACAGCCCGGAGGCTCCGGCAATGCCCTCGATGTCGACCGACGCCGGCGAGAAGCCGGCGGTCGCCGACTGGCCGGTGAACTGGTAGCCGGCCGTCGACAGGTAAGTGTGCCCGCTCATCACCAGATCGCGAGGATGGTCGGTCAGATAGATCGGGCTACCCGTGACCGGAACGATGCGCAGGCACTGGGTGCGGTAGCGGTAATCAGCAACGACGGATTTCATGGCTGCAGCAACTCGATGATGTCGATCGCACCGCAATCGCGCATGGACTTGCTCAAGGCGGTAATCTCGATCGAGGAATTGAAGCGACACGGCAGGTCGAACTCACAGCCGCCCTTGATTACCTCGGTGGTGGGCGCCGGGGTGACCGTCACCCGGCCAGTGGCGTAATCGACCGACACGCCGGAACTCAGCGTCACGTCGTTCCTGGAAACGACCACCGTGCCGGAAACCGGCTTGGTCAGCTTGCGGAACGGCAGGCCGATGGCGAGCGGGGCCGCGCCGTTACCGTAGCCCTTGATCAGCTGATACACGCCGCTGCAGATCTTCGGCAGCACCCAGTCGGTGGACGTCGGCGTGCCGATGTGGGCGTTGGTCGAGAAATCGTCGGCGCAGCGCACGCGGAAACCGGCGAACTTCCCATAAGCGCGGTGATAGAGCGCCAGCACCCGGGCGGCCAGGTCGTCCCGGAGCAAGGTGTAGTTGATCGTGAAGCGCCGCGCCGGAAAGCCGTGGATCAGCCGCCGATACTCGGCGCCACCCGCGGTGGTGGTAATCTCCACCGCGTAATCGTCGGCGTAGGAGGCCCCCATGCGCACATCGACCGGTAGGCGCTCGTCAAGAAATTCAGCCATGACGTTCTCTACGCAAAGCGCTGCGCGCGGGCGATGGCGCCAAGCACTTCACGCCCGACCTGGCCACCGGCGCGACGCACTTCGCTCGCGTTGTTGATCCCGTAGATATTGACGGTGACGTTGTTGGCGCTACCGCCGCGCACGCCGAGCTTGCCGTCGGATCCGCGCGCCAGCGGCAGGATCGCCTCCGGCCCGGCCTCGCCCATCACGCCCGCCCCAGCCGCAAAGGCAAAGAGACGCGGGCTGGAGACGATCTGCCCGGAGAAGCGCGAGAGATCCGGCGAGCGGTAGACGCCGCCATCGGCATTCGGCAGCAGGCCGCCAAGCCACTTGAAAGCGCCGCCCAGCAGCCCGTCACCGACACCGCCCTTGGCATTGGGAAACATGGACATCTCCTGTGGGGATCAGAAAGCGGAAAGCGAAGCGAGGCATCGCAGCCCCACCAGGGGCTCAGCGCGCGCCGAGCTGGATGTAGGGCGAGAGCGCGTTGGCTCCCTTGGCCGGGGCGATCGGGTTCTGGATCTTCGACTGGCCGTCCATGCGGAAAGTGGTGCGAAACGCGGTGAGATCCGCGTCGAAGTACAGATGCATCGAGGTCGCGGTCTGCATGCCGCCGGCCTTGGTGATCGTCTGGTAGTACGACAGATCGACCAGCAGCACGTCGCCCTGCGACGAGAAGGTGTTGGCATGCTGCGAGACGAACACCGGGCGACCGAGCAGCGTGCCGTAGGGCGAGCCCTGGATGCCGCCGGCGGACTGGCCGATCGGCAAATAGATCGGGTAGTTGCCCAGGCTGAGCGTGAACAGTGCGGGCAGGACGTCGTTATTGACGATCCACACAGCGTTGGTAAACGAGCCCGGCGGCAGGCGGGCGATCATCTTGGCGAGGTTCTGCGGCACCAGGGTCTGCGTTGGCTGGCCGGATTCCTTGACCACCGTGACGATGGCGCCGCCGTTCATGCAGCCGAGCGGGATGCCGTTGCCGGCGCCGAAGAGGATCGACTCGTTGGCTTTCCAGCGAATCGACACCGCCACCTTCTGCGGCAGGTAGCTGGTCAGGGCGTTGGCGTCGTCGAGCAGTTCGTCGGTGGTCGGGACCAGCGCCATCAGTTTCTTGAGGCGCAGGGTCGCCAGCCCTAGCACCGGCTTGGTGGGGACGCCCGAGGATGCTTCCCCCTGCCAGTAGGCGCGGATGCCGTTGGTGCCTCAGGGCGTCGTCTCGTCCTTCGGAAACGCCATGCTGTTGCCACTGATCTCGACGTTGTCGGTGAGGGGCAGGAGCGAGTCCTCGCCGAGGGAGAGCTTGAAGATCTCCTGCGAGAACTGCGGTGGCACGAGAAACCCGCCGTCCTGGCCGACGGCCTCGTTACCGTAGTTGCTCGGGGCGGCGGCGCCAATGCCGCCCAGCAGCAGGCGGGCGTCGATCGACTGGCCGGGTTTGTCGGCCTGGTACACCGCCTGCATGAATTCGCCGACGGAGCCGAAGCCGCGCCGGGGGTCCGCTTCGCGGTTGTCGGTGACGATCGGGCCGATGACGTGGTCGACACCGATGCGTGCTTCGTCGGCGATCAGGGCAGCTTCGCGATCGATGGCCGCGGAGGCAGCATCGATGCGGGTACGCAGGGCGTCGAAGGCGGTGACTTCGTCGTCGGTCAGATCGCGGTTCTCGGAAGCGGCGTGGTTGGTCAGGCCGCGGGCCTCCTTGACCAGGTTGGTCTTGCGAGCCTGAAGCTCGCGCAGTTGCTTGCTCATGTGGATCTCCAAAAGCAAAAACCCGCACGAGGCGGGTTCGAGGGGCGTAAAAAAACCGCCGGGAGGCGGTTGGGGTGGGGGACGAGCGGCGGGTCGGTTTATAGCGGGGGGCAGAGGGTCAGTGGAGCGTCGTCGGGAAATGTGTCAATAGTGGCCAGGGCCATTGTCGTGGGCGCCGCGCATGAAACGAGCGGCGTAGCAACACCTTCCGGAAGGACTTCCAGTGCGAAATCCTGTCGGTAATTTTTACAGCACCCCAAATATGGGTATCCAAAAATCCTGCCAACAGATTGACTTCATTCCATATTCATTTTCCGGCACGATTCGTGCTCTCCACTGGCTACGGTCGGTTATCTGGCGATTGTCCTTAGCTGCTGCATTCCTTACGCAGGCTGCTGCCAACGAACAACAGGAGGCATTGTATGAAACATCCACTATGTGTTTTCATGATGGCGGGGGCGATGCTTGCCAGTGCTCCGCTGGCGCACGCGACGATCATCACCTACCAGACCGACCTGGATGGCGCGAGTGAGGCCCCCCCAAATGCGTCGCCCGCAACTGGATTTGCGTCGGTCATTACGGACGATGTGGCCAAGACCATGGCGGTGCACGTCACGTTTTCCGGCTTGCTCGGGACGACGACTGCTGCCCACATCCATTGCTGTACGGCAGATCCCGGGACGGTCGGCGTGGCCACAACTGTTCCAAACTTCTTTGGTTTTCCACTGGGAGTTACGTCCGGAGTCTATGACGTGCTTCTCGACATGACCCTGGCTTCTTCGTACAACCCGGCTTTCATCACGGCTCATGGCGGGACGACGGCGGGAGCAGAAGCGGCGTTATTCGCTGGGATGTCCCTTGGTGAGGCGTATGTCAACATACATACAACTTTCCGCTCAGGGGGTGAAATACGCGGCTTCCTCACACAGGTTCCTGAGCCCGCCAGTCTTGCCCTGCTTAGTCTTGGGCTAGCCGGACTCGGATTCAACCGCCGCAAGAGGGCATAGTCGCAACAACCACTCTGCAGACCAAACCCCGCTTCGCCGGGGTTTTTCTTTTGTGGATACGAGTGCTCCGATACCTCCTGACAGATGCTCGTTGATCCAACGCCAGGCGGATGCCGATGGCCAACATGTGCGGCAGATTCCGTGGATATTTCTGAATGGCTTCCACAACCGGCGCCTGTCCGAACTGAAACAGCAGTTCCGCAAAAAAATACGGTCATACGCTCGACCGCACCACGCCACATCAACCAGAGCTTTCCATTATCACAGGATCTCGATTACCCGTTGCGCATAGGCGAGGCGGCTTGCCCGTGGTCTGGCGACGGACTTGGCATCCCGGCGCATCTTCCTGACAACATGGTCGAAGGTGGCCACGCCATCGATCATGCCTTGCGCCTGCGCGGCGTCGCCGCCGAGCACACGACCCTGACCCATTCCCTCGCACACCTGCGCGATCGGCACGCCCCGCCCGCGCGCCACCGCTTTGGTGAAAGTTGCGTAGTAGTCATCCACACGCGACTGCATGAAACCCTGAGCCTCCTCGTCGAGCGGCACATACGGATTGCCCTCGACCTTGTATTTGCCGGCCGAGATCAGCGTCGGCTGGATGCCCTTGGTGACAAACGCCTGCGAGTAATCGAAGTGCGCCTGCCAGACGCCGATCGAGCCGACCTCGCCGCCCGGCGTGACGTAGAACTCCGACGCCGAGCATCCGATCCAGTACGCAGCACTCGCCGCCAGGCTGTTGGCAATCGCCACGACGGGCTTCTGCGCCCGGGCACTGGCGATCTCGTCGGCGAGTTCGGACACGCCATAGACACTGCCGCCCGGACTGTCGATATCGATCAGGATCTGGCTGACCGAGTCGTCCGCCAGCGCCTGGCGCAGAGCAGAGGCAAACTGCTGCGTGCTGACACTCCCCGGCCCGGAGACATCGTCGACCATGTTGCCGCGCTGGGTGACCACGCCGTACAAGGGCAGCACTGCGATCCCGCCGCTGGAAACTGCGGTGGCCGCCTGCCGGCGCGCTTCGCGCATGCTGCGATCTACCGCGATACCCGTGAGCACGTCCTCGCCAGCCGGGATGTCCTGCGACCAGCGCGCAAGCACTGCCGCGACCGCATTCAGCCGTTCGGGCATCAAGGCCCAGGGGGTCGCCAGAAACTCGGCGATCAGCAAGTGGTGGTTCATCGTGTCAGTTCCATCAGCCATTCGTCTATCGGCTCTGCCACTTCCTGCGTCGGCGGTTCATCTTGCTTGCCATCGCCCTCCAGATCCTCGGCCGTCCCTTCCTCGACCATGTTCAACGGCCGCAGCGGCTCATCCAGTCCGTCGAGCGGATTGAGGTTCTCGGCGATGCGCGCCTCGTTGCGGGTCAGCCAGCCGTTCTGGATGCCACTCTGGTAGTACGACGATCGGCTCGCGGCATCGCCGCGCATCAGGTTCGCAAAATCGAATTCGACTTCGAGGTCGTCGCCGTCGAGCAGCAACTCGGATTCGATGCTCGCTTCCCAGCGCTCGGTCCAGGGCGTCATCGTGTGCATCACGAATTCCAGGCTCTGCTGCTCGATGTTCGAGAAGGTTGCGCGATCCAGATCCGCGATCATGTGCGGCGGTACGCGAAACAGCCGCGCGATGTCGGTGATCTGAAACTTCCGGAGTTCGAGAAACTGCGCGTCCCGGTTGGTCACGCCCACCTCGTGGAACTTCATGCCGTTTTCCAGCACCAGCACCTTGCCGCGGTTGGCCCCGGACTGCGCCGCCTGGTAGGACTCCCGAAACACTTTCTTGGCCTCGCTGTCCTTGAACGACCCCGGAAACTCGATCCAGCCACCGGTGGGCTTGGCGTCGTTGGCGAAGAAGCGTGCACCGTAGTCCTGCGCGGCCAGTGCCATGCCCAGACTCTCGCGGGCCAGATCGATCGGGCTCATCCCCATCAGACCGTCCGACGACAGACCACGCAGATGCCAGATCTCGCCGCGCGGCAGTATGGCCTCTACCCCGAGGCGGTCGGTCACCCGATAGCGGTAGTCACCGGACGGCGTCAGTTCCATCCTGATCCGGTCCGGGTGGATCGGCATCAGCTCGACGATCTCGCCGCGGCGGTTGGCCACGATCCGGTTGTAGGCGTTGCCCCTGAGCGCCAGATGACCCTGCAACATCTCGCGCCACTCATACGGGTTCTGATAAGGATTCGGGCGCTTCGCCAGCACACGGTACAGCCAGTGATCCGTCACCCGATCCTTACCGCCATCGCTGCGTTGCCTGTAGAGCACGAACGGCAATGACGCCATCGTCTCGGCCAGGATGCGCACGCTGGCGTACACCGCCGCCAGGCGCATGGCGTTATCCGCCGACACCCGCATGCCGCTGGAGGTGCGCATCGTGACCGGCTCGAACCAGAAGTCACCCCCTGGCGAACGGTCGTCACTCGAGGCCATCCAGCGCGAGAGAAAGCTGAACATCCCCATCAGAGCATCACCAGTTCGTAGTCGGCACCAAGCACCACCTGCGTGCCGGGCGTGATCGCCCGCGACAGTGCCATGATCAGCGCGACGATGCCGTCGATCTTGTTCTCGGGACGTTCCTTGCGCGGATAGATGTTGTCCTTGGCGTCGAGATGCGCGACGACGTTGCTCACCATCCACCCCAGCACCGGGTCCCCGTCGTGGATCAGCCGGCACTGCAGGACCAGCGCTTCGAGCGTCTTCATCGGTTCCGAGAAGTTGAGCACCGTCGGTCTGACTTCGATCATCGGTAGGCCCTCAGCCAGCATCCGGGTCGACAACTGCGTCGCCTGGAAGGGGTCGAACGCCACCGCCTGGATGGCGAAGCGCGAGGCGAAGTCGATCAGGTCGGCCTCGATCCAGGAGAAATCAATCACGTTGCCCGGCGTCACCGTCAACCGTCCGCTGCCCATCCAGCCGGGGTACTGGCTGTTGCCGGTGGCGTGCACCGTGTCCTCGGGCAGGTAGTAGCGACCGAACACCGCAAAGCCGCCGTCAATTTCCAAGTGTGCGAAGACCAGCAGCAAGGCGGCGATGTCGGTCTTGCTCGCCAGATCGAGGCCGATCCAACACGGCTGACCGGCATAGGATTCGATATCGAGCCCTTGGTCGGCGCAGCGATCCCAGGAGCGCATGTCCATCCATGCCGTGTCCGCGTTGACCCACTCGTTCAGGTGCTTGGTCTTGAAGTTGTTGACCGCGCTCGGCATCTGCATGGCCTTGGCCTGCAGCGGCGCCAGCACTTCCGGACGCACCGAGATGCCCCAGTTGGGATTGGCCTTGATCAGAGACTCTTCGAGCGTCCAGTCGTCGCCGTCTTCGAGCCCATAGACGATGCCGAACTGGCTGTCGTCCGCGAGTACGCCGTCGAGCAGGCGGGTGACGAAGGTCCGGATCTCGTAGCAGATCCCCGAGCGGTTGCTGCCGGCGGTGGTGATCACCCACAAGAGCGAGTTGTCGCGCTTGCCGGTGCCGGTCTCGACCACGTCGTAGACGGTGCGCGTCTTGTGCGCGTGCAACTCGTCGATGCAGCCGAGGTGGATGTTCAACCCATCGCGCGTCGAGCCTTCCGCCGACAGTGCCTCGAACTTCGAGCCGCTCGTCAGCACATGAATGTTGTGCGCCCCGACGCCGACCCCGAAGCGAGTCCGGAACCCGGCCGACTGCCGGGCCATCGCCTGCGCATCGCCGAAGACGATGCGCGCCTGGTCGCGGGTGGTGGCCAGCGAATACACCTCGGCGCCGCCTTCACCGTCGGCGGCCAGCATGTACAGGGCGACCGCCGAAGAAAGGGCCGATTTTCCCGAGCCGCGGGGCACTTCAATATAGGCCCGGCGAAAGCGCCGCTTGCCATCAGGTTTCACCCAGCCGAAGACGGTGGTCAGGATGAAAACCTGCCAGGGCTCCAGGTGGATCGGTTGCCCGGCCAGCGGTCCCTTGGCGTGCGGCAATCGCTCCACAAATGCGCACAGGTTGTCGGCGGGCTGGAAACTGCGCCCCTGCTTGTCGGTGAGCTTCGGGTTGAAGCGGTAGGGGCTATCTTTGCCCCGGAACCGTTTCAGGTCGTCGAGCTGGCGCTGGCAGGCCAGGCGCACCCACTTGCACGCGGCAATCTCTCCCCCAACCACGGCTTCGGCATATCGCCTGGCACTGGCGACATAGTTGCGGGTCGCCATCAGCCAGCGATCTCCGACCAGGGATCCGACTCGGTCGTCGATTCCGCCGGCAGCGAGATGCGCGATCGCGCGGCCGGCGTAAAGCCCATCTCGGCCTCGTAGCCCTTCATCTCCAGCGCGAGATCCCGGATCACGTCCATCAATGGCGAGCGCCGCAGGATGTCGCTGGGCGTCTTGATGATCATCCCCGAGACGCCAGCGCGATTGATCTTGGACAGTGCCTCGCGGTACAGACCCGAGCAGTTGGCCCAGCGCTCCAGCACCGCGCCGTCGAGTGCCGACAGCAAACCGGGTGGTGAATTAGCCACGGCGTAGTTCCACGCTTCCTTGGCGCTGTCCGACATGTACTCGGGCGGGGTGCAGAGCGCCGTTGTCGGCTTCGGTTCGCGCACGTTGGTCCGGCACTTCTGCAGCGTCCCCTTGATGTTCTTGACAATCACGGGCAGAGGCTTTCGTCCGGGCATGATTTAAGGGGTCTCGGGAATGGCTGAAAGCCTTGTAAACAGGGGCTTTCAGGGCCAAATCGCATAAAAAAGAGTTTTTCATTTTGCACGCACAAAAAATTGATCACGCGCACGCATATGGCATGTGCATCTGTAGAGATTGAAGGCCCCTAAGGGGTTGTAGGCCGGCGGCCGGCTGTCTCTCGGGCCGTTTTAGCGTTATGGCATCTAGTACAAATGCATTCCAGATTGCTCTCATCATATCTGGCGCCGCCGTCCTTGATCGGCAGGACGTGGTCCACGACCTTGGCGGGAACTAGCAGCCCACGTGCCGCGCACAACTGGCACACCGGGTGCGCACGCAGAAGCGCAGCACGCACCGCACGCCACTTGGCGGACTGGTAAAAGCCGAGTTCCGTGTCGAAGCCACGCCGTGCGCGACCGTAGTCCCGATGCTGGCCGGCACGGTGCGCATCGCAATAGCCGGGGCTGGTCAGCACCGCACCACAACCTGGGTGTCGGCAGGGCGTGGGCGCACGCAGCGGCATTCGCATCTTCCTTTGTGGAAACGCTTGGCTTCGTGATTGAACAGCGCGTTCATGTGCTCGTCATCAACCCCGATCAAGGAGATCGCCATGACCACGAAGATCCAACTCACCGACACCCAGCGCATCGTCCTCGAACACGCCGCCGAGCAACCCGATGGACGCCTGGCTTGGTTCCCCGACAACGTCAAGGGTGGCGCCCGCAAGAAGGTGATCGAGGGCCTGTGCAACAAGGCCTTGATTACCGGCAGCGACGCCGACTGCTTTATCTCGCCGGGTGGCTACGACGCCCTGGGGCGCACGCAGCCGGCGGCGACCACACATCCCGACCCCGACGTCGAGGCGGCCCTGGTGGCCACCGAGGCGCAATGGGTGGCAGAGAAGCACGAGACGACGACGCAGCCCCGCACCCGCGCGAACAGCAAGCAGGCGGCGGTGATCCAGATGCTGCAGCGTCCAGAGGGGGCGACGATCCCGCAGATCTGCGAGGCCACGGGATGGCAAAGCCACACCGTGCGCGGCACGTTTGCCGGCGCGTTCAAGAAGAAGCTCAAGCTCACCATCACTTCCGAGAAACCTCAGGGTGGTGAGCGCATCTACCACATCGGGTAGTCACCGAAGGGGTGATTGGAAACATCCAGCCGCCCCGCAATGATTGAGAACGCGCTTGGCTTCTGCAGCGAACAGCGCGTTCATCTGATTGCCATCCACCCACCGGGAGCCCTCTCATGAACACCAGCACCAGACCATCTGCCGCCGACTTCCATCTCAAGCGACTGCGCCCTTTGGTGGGCGGGACGATCACCAACCTGGCCAGAACGGGCGTCGACGAGTACGGCGACGAATTCTTCGGGCTGGTCATCGCCCTGCCCGACGGCCAGACGCGAACTCTCACCTTCCTCGCTGACGACGAAGGGAACGGTCCTGGCAGCTTCCAGCTTGACGGCCAAGGCTGAGGCGATCACGAGCGGGACGCCCGGGCGATCAATTGATTGTTATTGCGCTTGGCTTCTCAATCAAACAGCGCGTTACTACGGGTGTCGCAGCCAACCACCGCAAGGAGCCCGCCATGACCACCAAGCAAACCATCCAGACCACCGTGACCGACACCAACGGTCGTCTTCAGGGCGCGATGGACATCCAGGTCGAGTTCAGCGATTTCGTGCCGAACATCATCATCCACGACGGAAAGACTTTCTTCGCAACTGGCAAAGAGGGCGTCAACACGAAGACTGGCAGCGCCGTGATCGAAGCGGCAAGCGACGACGACAGGGCACGCATCTGGATTGCACGCGACGCATCGCGCATTTGGGAGGACTGAACGCCACGCAAAATGATTGAGAAAGCGCTTGGCTTGTGTTCCTGGTAGAGCAATCATGTCTTTGTCATCAACGCAAACGCAACCGGGAGAAACACCATGACCACCAACCAAACCATCCGCAAGCACACCAACTTCAACAGCAACGACTACGCCTACCTCGCCGCCAAGGTGGACAGACGACGCGATCATCGAGCGTTGGAACATCGAAGCCAAAAGCGGCAAAGGCCCCTGCTTCTGGACCGGGCCCGCGCGCAGCAAACTGGCCGCAGTGACCGGTCGCAAGTAAACAGCCAAACACAACAGGGAGAGACGCCATGACCACCGCCAACCCGATCCCCGCCACCGAGAACGAAGCCTGGGGCTTCTTTGGCGGCATGAAGGACAACGCCGAACTCGCATGGCCTTTGGCGATCAGCGCAATCTCGGACGCCACCGGCGAGCCTCTCGAATCGGTCAGGGTCTTTCTCGACAGCCGTCACGGGCGACACTTCTCTGATGATGTCCGCAACCAGATGCTGGTTGGCAAGGGCATCGAGCAGGCGATCCAGGGCGCCGTCAACAGTGGATGGGGTGGACGATTAATCTCCAGACCAGCAAACAGTACGGCATCCCGCGGGGCTTGCCCCTCCTGACCGGATTCGTGCTTCACCACGCGATCGCCGAAGAACTTGCCGCCTGATCTAACACGGCATCAAAGTCCAAGCCATCCGACTCACGGGTGGCTTGTGGACGCCCAAAAGGTTCCATTGTGGTCCATTGTGGTCTACCATGGGACCTTCTGAACCAAGGAGTCCGTCATGGCGGTGAACGTCAAACTTTCATCCGCGCTCGTTGATCAAGCCAGACGCTACGCCACCGTACAGCATCGCTCTGTCCCCAAGCAGATCGAGTACTGGTCGCAGATCGGCAAGATTGCGGAGGAGAACCCCGATCTATCGTTTGCCTTGATTCGCGACATCCTGATCGCGGACCAGGAAGAAGCCGTCGGCGAGTATGAGTTCAGTTGATGCGCGTTCTGGTCACGCCCTCGTTCGTCCGAGCCACCAAGAAGCTGCATCTTCCGCAAAAGACAGAACTCGACCAGGCCGTGCGTGCCATCAGTAATGATCCGGCCATCGGCGACGCCAAGGTCGGGGATCTTGTTGGCATCCGGGTCTACAAGTTCCGGCTCTCGAATCAGCTCTGTCTGCTGGCCTACCGTATTCTCGATGCGGAGAGCATCAAGCTCCTGACGTTCGGCCCCCACGAGAACTTCTATCGGGACCTCAAGCGCGTGGAGAATTGAGCGCCGACCGTCCGAAGTGCTCAGCAGCAAGGGCTCGGGGAACGACCGGTAGGGACTCAAACATACTGGAAGCATTCGCTTCAACGACACCACGCCAAATGCCTGACGACGTTTTCCGCTGACATTGTTGGGTGCCAGGAACGGCACTCACGTCAGCGTGGCGACCTCGTTCGCGACGCTGTATGAACGATCATCTGCAGAGTGCGGTCCGAGTGACTTATGCAGCGTTTCGGGACCACCGCTGACTTGGCTGCCGTCTTTGGTCCAAACTGCCAAGACGAGGTCGATCATGGGAACCTACATTTCACTTTTGCGTTTTACGGATCAAGGGATTCGTTCCGTTAAGGACACGACAAAACGCGCCGAGGCAGTCGCCGAAGGCGCAAAGAAGTTCGGTGCCCGCGTAACCCAACTCTACTGGACCATGGGTAGCTACGATCTGGTTTCCGTTGTCGAAGCACCGGATGACGAGTCCGCAACCGCGTTCTGCCTCGCCCTCGGTGCGCAGGGGAATGTTCACACGCAGACTCTGCGAGCTTTTTCCAAGGACGAGATGAACGCCATTCTTGCCAAGATGGCATAGCAGCCTGAGACCTGCGGCGATCAACCAGGGCGCCGTCAACCGGCGCCCGCTGCCTGCGCTCGCCCATTAGCGCCCACCGTTCAGACAGATCCCAACCCCGCAGAGAGCCGTTCGAGACCAGTATCCGGGGATGCTTGAATCATCTGGTTCTCGCCGAGGGTCATCCCGTCAGACTCACGGGTGCCTTTTTCGCCTGAGTAGTCCTGCCAGCGGCGAACAATCACGTCGCAGTATTTCGGATCGAGTTCCATCAGTCGCGCGCACCGGCCTGCCTTTTCCGCGGCGATCAAGGTGGTGCCCGGACCGCCGAAGGCATCCAGTACCAGGTCGCCCGGGCGGCTGGAATTGCGGATCGCGCGCTCGACCAGTTCCACCGGCTTCATCGTTGGATGCAGATCGTTTTTGACCGGCTTCTTGATCTGCCACACGTCGCCCTGGTCACGGTCACCGCACCAGTGGCGTTTGCCGCCCTCGGGCCAGCCGTAGAGCATCGGTTCGTACTGCCGCTGGTAGTCGGCGCGACCCAGGGTGAACGTGTTCTTCGCCCAGATGATGAACGTCGGCCAGTGGCCACCGGCGGCGCGAAACGCAGACTGCAGCACGTCGAGTTCGCTGGACGACATCGCGATGTAGACCGCGCCATCGCACCGTGCCAGTGCCGGGGTGAGGGCGGCGATCAGGAAGTCGTAGAACCCGTCGCCCAGGTTGTCATTCAGGATCGCGCGGTTCTTGCCGCGCAGTTTGCCCTTCGGCGTGTTGGCGTAATTCACGTTGTACGGCGGGTCTTGCCAGAGCATCGACACGCGATCGGTACCGAGCAGTCGCTCGTAGCTCTCGGCAACGGTGGCGTCACCGCAGAGCAAGCGGTGTTTCCCGAGTACCCAGACATCGCCCGTTCGTGATACCGGCGTCTCCGGTAGGTCCGGAACAGCGTCGTCGTCGGTTTCGCCTGCCGTCGTCGTTTCCTCGCCGGCCATGATTTCCAGCAACTGTTCGGCATCGAAGCCGGTCAGCGCGAGATCGAAGTCGTCGAGCTTCAACTCATCGAGTTCGAGGCGGAGAAGATCATCATCCCATTCGGCCCAGGTCGCCGAGCGGTTGGCCAGCAGGCGAAAGGCCTTGATCTGCGTCGGCGTCAGGTCGTCGGCGAGGATCACCGGCACGGTCGCGAGGCCCAGCTTACGGGCCGCCTTCAAACGCAAATGGCCATCCACGAGACGCCCATCGGACTGCGCGATGCAGGGAATCCGAAAGCCGAACTCCTGGATCGCGGCGGCCATCTGATCGACGGCATGATCGTTCTTGCGCGGGTTGCGCGCGTACTCGATCAGCCGGTCAATCGGCCACTGCTCAAAGGTCAGCATCGTCGCTCTCCAGTCGCTCGCCGGCGACCTCGGCAAAGGTCTGGCCGGTCGCTGCGAGCGTTACCGGCACGGCAGGGAAGTTCTGCTGAAAACGCTTGATCGCCACATCCACGTACTCGGGGGCAATCTCAACGGACCGTGAAATGCGGCCAGTACGCTGTGCGGCGAGCATCGTTGTGCCTGAACCGCAGAAGGGTTCGAAGACAATGTCGCCTGCGTCCGAGTAGGCCTCGAGGAGAAACTCTGGTAGCGCGATGGGAAAGACGGCCGGATGGTCGATGCCTTCGCCGATCTTGCCCTTGTGGCGCATCACCCGGATCACCGAGTCGGGGATCCGGTTGTCCTGCGCGGGTTGGCCCGCTGCCGTCCAGCCGCCGACCTCGCCATTCTTACCGCGCATCGCTGTGGAGGACCCGTCTGCGCGCAGGTGCGATTCCTGACCGGCGTGCTTGCACGGCACGATCTTGTTCGGCTTGCGGCTCTGCCGGTTGAAGTGGAAGACGAACTCGAAGCTCGGGGCGAAACGTCCGGCCCAGTCGCCAGGCATCCCCGGTCCCTGGTCCCAGACGTACCACGCGAACCGCCGCCAGCCCTGGGTGCGCATCCACGCCAGCCAGCCGTCCCAGTACGGGATCACTTCGTTGTCGCGGTGGATCAAGCCGAGGTTGACCAGCAACTGGCCATCCTCGGTCATTGGCAGGCCCGTGAATACGCCGCGCATCAGGCCGTCCCAATCGGTGATGCCACCGCTGGTGTAGTCGCGCTGGTTGCCGTAGGGCGGCGAGGTGAAGCAGAGCCGCGCCTGCTCGCCG